ACAAAAGCTGGTAATGTATTTTGGTAATGGTAACCGAATATCATATGTTAAAGAATTTTTATCTTTAGAATGGATAATATCCACAGTGAAAATATTGTAATCTTTTTTTAGCAGTTTGACCAGATGCTGCCCAATATAACCCTTACTACCAGTCACCAAAATGTTTTTCATCTATTAAACAACCTCATTCAATAATACAGGATTACCAGTTTGTTCATTAAGAACTTCATGAATAAAAGCCTCAGCCATATTAATAGCACCCTCTCTTGTGTTCATGTTTGTCTTAGAAATTACTCTACCATCAATAAACATCGATACAACAAAACTGTCCGTATTTGTATCAACAGTAGCAGTCTTATTACCATTTGTAAATATTGCGTTCATAACTATCTCCTAAATAATTTGATTAATGAATTTATTTAGAACTACTCGGTTAGATATTCGATTACTTGTATACTTACTAAAAGCACTAACAAGATTCTTGGTAGTGGCATTTTCTTTAACTTCGAATTCTACATCCTCATCAGTATCCATACCTTCAGCCTTCAATAGATAATACTCATCATATCCAGCAGAGGTAACTACAAGATACTTATCTTTTCTAAATTTAATCTTTAGTATACCACTTTCAACAGCATTAGGATAGTAACACTCTAATTCTTTACCAATATTTCGAGAATTCAGAATATAAAATCCAACAACATTACAACCAGTACGTTTCTTTAGTAAAGTAAGAAGAGTAGCCGTAATTGTTTTATTAAAAACATTCCAACTATGATAAGTTTGCACAGATTTAACCGGCTCTTCATTTTTGGTAACAGTATCACGGAATATCAATTGCCTAGATGATCTACTAGAATTACGTTCATCTACAGCATTATTCGCTACACTAGATACACACCGAGGGACTAAAGGATCTTCTAAAGATGTATTAGGTATTTCTCTCCACACAGTATCACTACACGAACCTTCACCATCAGTAAGAAATACCGTGTTAACAATCTGTAACTTATACTTTTTTTGAAACTCAGGTATAATATCCATGGCGGCCATGATAGACTCGTTCAGTGGAGTACCACCCATACGTAACCAGTGAGGAGAATAATATCTCAACGATGGTTTAGTAATATTAATAAGACAAATACAAGATTTATTATACTCAGAAGGACTCATCCTACTTGATAGTAGATTCATTAGACTACAGTATTCAGTCTCAATATCACCAGGTACAGCTTCTTTTTTATAACCACCAAGAAATTCAACATTATTACTACGGCGATACTCTGAAGTAAAAGCATACACCTCATAAGGTATATTAACTTTCTTACAGAACATGGTGAGATTAATTAACTGCTTGATGGTACTTTCCATATGTCCAGTCATACTACCAGACCAATCTAGAAACATAACAAGCCCGTGAGATTTACCACCAGGAATCACAGTCATCTTCTTAAAGATATCATCACTGAATTTATAAGAATGAATACGTTTCATATCTAGATCACCAGTCTTGGCGATACTGGCCCGTTTCATTTGTTCAGCATTTTTCTTTAATTCAAACTCTTTAGACAAATAAGATACCACGTTGGCTGCATCTTTACGAATTTTATTAAAGTTATCCGGATCATAGATTTTGGTAGAGCTTGTCTCTTTAATATGTTCATCAAATCTTTTCCAAATGATCTTGTAGTCTACAACCATTTTAGTTAAATCAAATTTAGGAATATTACCATAAGTGATGATTTTAGAAGAGTTTGCAAATAATTTACTTTCGTTTTGGTGATAGGCTTCATCCGTATGAGACTTAATTTCTTCTGTTTGATCGGAGCTTTTAGTATCTTTTTCATCATCTTTTTCAAAAACAACACCAGAAGAACCAGTGGTTTCTTCTCTTTCACTTTCATCAGTTCCAAAATCTTCTTCATCAAAATCTCCTTCATCAAAATCTTTATCGGCCAAATAATCTTCACCAGATTCTCCGGCTTCCAAATCACTAGCCTTAACTAATTTCTGTTTTTCTTCCTTCTCCTCTTTAAGATATCCCATGACTTTCTTAGATAACTCAATAACATCTTCGAAGGTTTCTGTACTGTTCATTTCATCTAATAGAGTTTTTTCAAATTCTGTAAAATTGATACCACGAGCCGCACCACCTTTATAGAATAGATTAGCTCTATCAATGAAGTTAAGTATATTTAAGTCTGTACCATTAGTACCGAAGAAATCTTTATCATACAGTTCACCATAGGCTTTGACAAATGATAAACGTAGACCAGGATACTTGTCTTTAATCTTACGTTCAATACGGACATCTTCTATTACATTAACAACAGACTTAGATATTTTTAATTCTTGTAATGAGAGATAACCTTCTATTGGTGTATGAAGAGCATGGCCAACTTCGTGACCCATAAAAAGATCATAGAGGTGTGTAGATATCTTAGAATCGAGTATCGGAACAACCAGAAGTCGTTCTTTTACATCGAAGAAAGCAGTTGAAACATTACGTTGTTCTACCGTAAGGTTCTCAGTTGCCATTAATTTAGCCAGAAGTGATTTAGATTGTATGAGTTCCATGTGATCTCCTATTGTGTAGAAGACATTATATCATAGAAAAGAGTGATTGTCAAGAGAGTTTATAAGAGTTGGATAGAGTTTGGTAGTTTTCCATCTGTTCATTGTGTTGTCTTAAACGAGTAACACAGTTCAAAGCTGTATCTAACACTTCCCAAGGTTGCATTTCTTCATTTTCAATTGTTGACCAAACTAAATCCACTTTAGACTGAAAAAAATTACTGTCATTTTGCTGCATTTTCTTTCCTTTGTTATAAAACTTCATTTTTTCTGCCAAAACCGGCAGGATTCATGCCTTCCGACACATAAACATATGAAGATTTATGTAATGGTGCGACACATTTAGACAAATGATCAACAATTTTGCGATCATTTTCTGATAATTTATGAAAATCCTTCATAATTCCTGATTTTGTCAAGGCTCCAAGTACTTCAACGTCAAGAGAACGTATATTTTTGTGATCAATACGCTCAATTTCATAAGTTTTTTGTGCAGATAGCTTATGTAAGTTCTTAACTTTGACAGGAGCATGAGATTTTAGCCAATTTTCATATTGTTCACGCTTGGCCTTAGAGACTTGCTTGCGTTTCTTACTTTTTGGCACACCGGCATAGATAATCATAGTATATTTCACTCAAAAAATAACAATTATAACATAATTACGTATATATGTCAATCTTCTTCATAGGATGCGTCTGATACAATCTCTTTATAGTAACGATTTTTCAATTGCCTCAATTCTCTAATTTGACCCTTATCAAATTTACTCTTTTGTTTCTGTAAAAACTCTTTAGAAGAGTAATTATCATTATAATCCATATCAACGTTGTGAAATTTATTTTTGTGAAATCTTCCGGCAGTTTTTGACACTTAGTTCTCCTACGGTAAAAGTTGAGGAAATGCTTCTTTAACGAATTTATAATTTAATCCTTTAACACCTAGATTCTTCTGAAAAATACCAATAACAACTTCGGCTTCTCTAGGTTCAATAGACTCTAACAGTTGTAATAGTAACTCTTTCCTTTTTCTGGGAGAAAGTTTGTCAGCAGTAGGATGTCCCTTTTGAAACATATACAATCTACGAAGTTCTGTAGAAATTTGATGAAAGGTTAATCCAGGAAGAGTATCTGTTGGTATTTTATATTCTTCTGGCATAGAATCAATATGCCATTGATAACTGGGGTGATATGCCATTTTAAGAACGTCAACTAAAGTTTGTGACAGATTCTTTTGGATAATATCCATTCTTTCTTTCTTTGATGTTGCTAACTCAAACTCATCAAATATTTCAAACATGGGTTTCATTAAAATTCCTCAATTACATCAATTAAATTCTTAAGTTTATGTTGAATAAAGTAGTTCAGCAATTTACCACGGGCCGGTTTTGTTTCTTCATATGTATTTATGATTTTCTCTTTTATTTGAAATGGAATATGTGTCAGGTCAATCAAGGTTGCATTACGTGAAAAACCAATACGTGCTTCCTCAGATTCCCATTTGTCAACATCTTCATTCAGATATTTTTCAATTACGCC